CGTTTTACCGCTTACTTTGACACTTGGCCTACACTTTGGATAGCCTTTGCTTGATTTGTTTGCTTTAGAACGACCACATGGTGGGTGCTTACCGTCTTTGTCCTTGCGTGACACATCAACCCACTTTTCTTTGAACCAACGGTTCAAGTTCTTGCGGATTAACACTTTGCTCATTTTTTACCAACCCAAGCATCACATGTATGGTCGGCACGACACATAAAATCATACCATTCACAATAACCAGTCATGGGGTCATCAGTTTTTGAAGAATCCCAAGCCTTGCAGTTGCCACATTTTTTAGGACCAGTAGCCTTACGATAATTTGGTGCATCTTTTTTGGCTTTAAGAAGAAGCCAAGCCTGTTCCATGAATGAATGGTTTAATTCGTTTATGGTACTTGAGTTCATTTTTTCTTCCCCTTCTTTTTGCCTTTGAACTTACCTTTGCAGTATTGTACAGCCCATCCATTGGCATAGGCTGATGGGTAAACATCGAATTTCTTTTTTGCGGCGGCTTTGCCAGCGGGACACAGTTTCTTTTCCAACGCATCCCACGCTGTTGTCATTCCGACACAGTGACCACAATCGCAACTCATATCAATCACTTCTTTGCTTGAAGGGGTTTGGTGGGTCGCTAAAATCTAACTCTCTTTGTCGAGCGTATTGTGGAGGGGGTGCTTGTGGCATTGTTCTTCGAGTCATAGTTCCTTGACGAGCGAAGGATGCTGGATTGATTGTACCACCCGGCGTTGAAGGTGCGGGAGATACATCATCACCAAGTTCCGGTGATTTAGTTTCATTCTTTTCTGCATTTGGGTCATTTACATTTCCCATTTGCATACGGGCTTGTTGGTGTTCTTCTTTCCCTGCTCGCATTCGTGCAATAGGAGTTGAAAATGGTTTACCTGTTTTATCAGTTTCTTTCATCTTCAAAAATTTCCAAGCGTCACCCATTGGGGTTGCTTTCTTTTTGCTGTCCGGGTCTGCTGTTTTTTCCGGCGACTTAGGTGGCTTACCACCAAGTGCAATTACAACAACCATGCCTTTCTTTTTCTTTTTATCATCTTCTTTCATATTAAAAACCCCATTCATCAAACGGAAAAATCATGGAACCAACCATCCGTCGCCAGTTCCTTTATTTCGATGTGGCATACCACCGATGTACTCATCGAGTCCCGGTAGTATGTCATCGAGTAGTTGCACTGAACCTTTGAACTCCTTTGTTCCCCAGTTCGCTAAAGCAAGTGCCATTGCCAAGTCATCGTGAGTACCGACCGATTCAAGTCGCCCATTTTTTTGCATACCGAATCGGTTCAATTCTTCTTCTAATTTGTGAGTGAATGTACGACTTCGCTCATCACCATACGGCAATTGAATGTGCCCTTGTTCAAAAGCCATAAGCAAAGACATAAACATGCTTTCTTTGCGCTGGCGTGTTGTCATAAAAGTACGAATAGGAATGTCGTTTCTCATGTCTTGAAGTTCAGCGGCAAACATTCGCTGGAAGTTGTTTCCTTCAAGTTCAATCAAATCCGGCTGGAAGCGATTGTTAAGAGTGAGAATGTGTTTTTTCTGTGCCAATCCACCAAGTCCTTTTTCATGAACTATACCGACAATTTGCTTTATGTTTTCACCGGGTGGTGTACGAAGCACAAGCATGGCTGTGTAGTCAGCGTTCTTATCCGAAGCAATCGCTGTGTCCCATCCAATGAAGTGCTGTCCAAACACACCAGCGGGATTACCTTCTTCATCGTATTCGGTATCAGCCCTGTCGAGCAAAACCAGTTCATTGTTGCGAGCCTCGTTTAGAATTGTAGCAGGGAACATACTCGCAACATCGTGAATAGGTTCACACAAATACTCACGGCTGAATTGGATAGCGGGCATGGACATACGCCGTTGTTCAAGTGCTTCAAGATTCCATCGCTCCGGCCAAAGCGCATTACCTTCCCCGTCAATAGCAGGGTATGTTTCAACACGGAATGTTTCTTTTTGTTCAAGTTCTGCGTACAAATCGTTGTACGAAAACGGTGTTCCAACCATCATCAAGCGAGAAGAGTGGTGCAGAACAGGCAAAAGAACACCATAGAACCAGTCAGCGGCACGCTGTAGTTCTCCACCTGTAGTACCCCAAAGAATATCGTCGCAAACGACCACATCGGGGTGGAAACCACGAGTAGCACCACCAACGGACTTAGCCATCAATCGGCTACCGTTAGTGAACTCGAAGTATGACTTAGCCCACGGTCGGCCACCTTCGGGCTTGAGGTGTCGAAGAATATCGGATGATTCAATGTTGTTGCGAATAAATCGCATGTGTTCAAGCGTCTGTTCAAGAGAGTGAGAAAAAATCATGATGTGTGTACCGGGTTTGAAGGCGGCAATCCAAAGAGCATAGGCCATGAACAAAGTGGATTTACCGTGGTCACGACTCGCTTTAACACAGTAGTATCGGTGTTCGTTCAATCCTGTTTCCCAAGACTCGTGGTGATGACTGTAATGAAAGCCCAAAATTTCTGTAAAGAAATACTTGAATGACTTGGCCGACATTTTGCTATCCATCTCGTGGATAAACGCATTCATGTCTTCCCCCATTATATCACCGTGTCTTAATGTACATGTAAGCGGCGAGTTCACCGATTTCATTTGGTGTCATTTTGTAAAGATTATCGGGTCCGAGTAAGTCGAATAACATTCCATTGAACGCTTTGGGCATCAGTACAGGTCTTTGTTGTCCGGTCACATCGTCTATGGGTGGTACATATTGTTCCATCCCCGCCGGATTCATTTGTTGTTGAACGATACTTGCCATTTGAGGTTGATTCAACATAGAACCATCCCCCTGTTGTACTTGTACTTGTGCCGGTTGTGCTTGTGCTTGTGCCGGTTGTGGTTGTTGTAGTTGTCCAAGTGTAGGTGCAGTAGCGACAGGGCCATATCCCGTTGGTGGTGGTTGTACTGGTTGTTGCACAGCCACACCTGTTGGTGAAACTCCGGGGTTTTGTACAAATTGATGTATCGGATATGATGATTGAGTGTAATCATAAGTTGGAGTTGGGTTTTGGAATTGTGCATTTTGGTTAAGTTTAGCACCTACATCCGGGTCTATTGTTGCTGTGGGGTCATATCCTTGATAGGAAATACCTGCTTGTAATGGTGCGCTTACATTTCCTTGTTGCATAGAATCAGCCGTATTTAACGCAGTGACTCCCGCCGCCGCCGCTTTACCAGCCATTCCAACTAAACCTCTTGCTCTTTGTCCGGGGGTAATCCCTTGACCACTTTGACCAAAAGTATTTCGAGCAAAATCCATAAAAGACGGGCGAGTTCCTTGTGCACCAACTTGTTGAAAAACCGATGGGGCGGTTTGTTTTATCAAAATTTTGTCACCCATCATATCACCCCATATTTGTTTTTATGACTTTGATAATCTTAGCATCAACATTGTAGGACTTAGCGATGTTGTACCAATCACCCATTGTTTGGTTGATTGTCACGACCTCACTTGCGGTTAGCCCGACATGTTTCGCCAGTGCGTGCGGATTGTTAAGATTACTGTTAAGTTTAATACCCTCAAATCCGGCTTCTTCTTGTTGTATTCGCTCCAATGCTTTCATCACTCGGTCCATTACCGGTAGGTGTGCATCTTCGCTTCTTAGGTACTGGTCGAGTAATTGCTGTCTTGGGTCGGAAAGTGATTGTTGCGCCCTTCTTTCAATCGGTGTTAAAAATTCATCCGGTGCTGGACTTGCTCGACCTCCACCACCAGCAACCATCATTTCTCTAAATTGCTGTGGTGTTTGATTTGCAATCTGTGGTCTAACTTGCTGGAATCGTGGGTCGA